GCTTGCAGATTTTGCCGTACTTCCCGCGTAATTAGGAATATAGATTTCAACATTATTGAAAGTATTTGATGTAGAAGTTGCTGCTACTGTTCTTCCAGCATCTATAAAAGCATTGGCAGAAGCGTTAGTTGATGATGGTGTTCCATCAACATTACGCAATTCTCTGTAAGAGTAGTTGCTTGCTGATGACCCATTAAATGTCATATAAAAAGCACCACGGCTTGCAGCAAAATCATCTCTTGTGCATGCTTTAACAACCAAATCCGTGTAAGTACTAGGGATTGAAGTGAAGTCAATACTTGCAGCCCCACCACTTCCAACAGTTACCGATGCGATCTTGACGAATGTATCAGGCACTTTTCACCCCGTATAATGTAAATGTAGAGCCAGATAATAAATTAACGCCCCCACCTAAAATAGAAATTGAGTTAATTGCCTCTGGAGTTTTTCTCCATAAAACAACAGATGCAACGACACGGTAAGCAGCAGAGTTGCCTCTAGAAATGGAAGTTTTGTAAGTAGTCGTATTCGCATAATTAAATACATTAACGATTACTGTGTCTGCTATTGATACTTGATTAGTGCTATGGATGTATCCGACATTTTGATTTGAATTTCTATTACTAGTTGCAGTTGATCCATTTCCTACCACTTGAGTGTTTGAATAATTCGTGGTTGTATCTCCATTAAATCTTATTCCATAATAATTATCTGCTGTAACCTGTCCACCATTGATTACAATAACCAAATCAGTATAGGTAGATGGGATTGATGAAAAGGTAACAGATGCAGCGTCAGACCCTAAAGTCTGTGTCTGAAGTGGTGTGTATGTAGATGGCATCTTTACCCCTTTATTCCGTATAGGGCGGCAGTTGAGTAAATCGGGAAAGTGCTTGAAATTGGATAAAGTTTAATGCTATTTATAGCGTTTGTATTTTGCCACAGTGTGCTACTCATTCCAACATAACCTGAACCATTGGCATCATGACCAGCCAACGCCCTCATTGTCTTATACTTATTTGTGTCATCATAATCTAAAATGTCTATTATTGCTACGCCAAAAGTATTAGATGTTGTAGGTAAAGTGTTTGCGCCTATAACTCCAAAAGAAGTTGTAGCCGTTCCAGATGCGCTTGGGCTAGAACCATTACCAATAAGATAATGTCTTGCGTAGTTGTTGCCTGTGTCAGCATTAAATTGAATGCGTAAATCATCAGGTCCACCTGTGGTCATAGCACCCATAAATCTAATTTGTAAATGCTGATAGGTGCTAGGAATAGAAGTAAAATCAATGCTAGATGCAGCACTACCTAGAGTTACAGTGGCGATGCTTTGGTAACTACCCATTACGGCAGCATACGACGAAGCAATGATGCCCGGAATTATCACGCCAAGTCGCCCACAATGGTGAAGGTATTCGAAGCGGTGCAGATAATTGTGCAAGCAGAATAACGTGCGCGCAAAACTGGTGCTGAAGCGGTTGCCCCTGTTGAAGTAATTGTGACACCTGCACCCTGTGCAAATGAAGTCAAACCAACACCGATTGATTGAACGTTAATAATGTTGCCAGCGGTAAAAACTGAAGGTGGGACGGTTACCGTAACGGCTGAAGCGTTGGAAGTTGTCACCCATTTGTTTTGAGAATCAGCTGCAACCAGGGTATAAGTCGTGCCAGTTTGAGCATTGAATGCCAGGGTTGAATCGTCTTGCTCAATCCAAGTGAAATCCATGTCGGTACTTGAAGCCTTCGACAAAACCTGACCCGTTGTGCCGCCTTTAAGATCAACCAAAGTCGTGTCCACTGCCTGACCGAAAACTTCAAAATCGGCTGGCAGGTCTGTGACAAGGTCACTCGACGTGGGCATTTGCCAGTTAAAATTTGTGGTTGGGTTTGCCATGTTTTCTCCTTCTTAGGTGATAATTGTTGCACGCGCCCAGTCAAGCGTGGGCGACACGCCCGACCAGGTAAATGTGTTGGAAATGTCTGCCCACGGTAATGCCTGCAATGAGTAGGCGGTTGGTGTGGCACTCAATGTTACTGAAAGGCGATTGTAGGCGGCTTGAAATGACCACCCCTCGACGAAACCTTGAAAGATTGAACCCATGTTTGAAGGTAGATCGTTGACGGCAACAGGCATGCCCATAAATACACTGATGAGATTGTCGCGGTCACTGTCGTCTAATTCTGGGTTTGTTAAGTCAAACGTAATTTCGGAAAAAATTGCCTGCGGGGTTTTGCGAAGTGCCAAATAGAAATTTGCCTGACTAGTTGCGTCAGCTGAATTGTGCAATGTTGTTGTGATGATTTGTGAAAGTTGACCATAATCATTAATTGAATCGGTATCGCTGGCAGATTGTTCCGCGCTACTAGTTGCCCCGTATTGTATTGTTATGTTGTTTCGAACGTCGCCCGCACGAGTTTGAATTTTTAAGCCAGCAGCGCGGGCATGGTTTGCAGTTAGATCGATATACCCGTTTGCGGTCAGGTATTGAGTGCGGTGCGTACTGTCAGCATAGCCAATTCGACCCGCAGAATCTTCAAAAATGTATCCCAGCCCTGACGTCGCCAATGCTGAAACCAGTGAATAAACGTCGGTTCTTTGGCTTGATCGCGCTGCTAGTTCGTAATTGCCTGGGCGGTCGATTTCACCCAAACCATTGTTTTCAGCCGTTGCCCACGTTGTCGTTGCGGGCGTGTAGTCACCCCATGTCACCGCACCAGGCACGTCAGCCCAGGTATTAAACAACACTTCACCCAAAATGTCGTAAATCTGATCGCCGTCAAATTCTTTTGAAAGCACGCCATCAGTCAAAGCCTTTGGCAAACGTGCCAGTGCGCCCAATGCCGTGATCGAATAAGTTTGCGTGAACATGGTCGAACCCACGTCACGCACTTCGAGCCCAATGTCCACGACGTTGCCACCAAAAATAGGAACGTATGTACCTGAAGTATCCTGAACCTGAATTGAAATTGATGAATTGATTTGAACAGGGATTGCAGTCTGATTCACGTCGATCAATTGAATGTTCGTGTAACCCGCTTGCGCTTGTTCATAAATGTTTGTTCGACCGCTGCGGATTGTTAAGTTTGCCAAAACCGCGTCTGTGTATTCAACGCCGTCGATCGTGACTTTCCAAATGGGTGACCACTGCGTCATGTTAGATCGCCTGAAGCGCGGTTGCCCCGCCTGTGCCGCGGTAGTAAGAATCATTCAATGTTTCAATGATTGTTCGTGCAGTGCCTTCTTTGTCGAATGCCCCTGTTACGGTCAGGTTGATTGTTGTGTTACTCATTGCCGATTCGGCTTCACGGAATGAACCTGCGTTAAATGAACCCGTGACAACATTTGAAGTCTTCGCAGCTGCGGCGGCTGCCAAAGATTCGGCTGCGCTTAAACCCTTTGCTTGACCTGCCACAATTATTTTTGCTTCCGCTTCACCCTTTGCAATGGCTGCCGCCAATTGTGATTTTTCTTCAGGCGTTTGATCGACGGTAATTGCCCCGCCCGTATTGAAACTTTGTCCGCTAGGCATTGTGCCGCTGAAGCCTGGTGCGCCGACCGACGCGCCGATTTTTGGAATGTACGGAATGTCCTTGCCAAACTGAACCGCGTTGTAGCCCCTGATAATTAGGTTGATTCCGTCAATGGCGGTGTTCAGCAATGGTTTGATTGCAGCCAATACCTTTGAAATAAGTGACAAAACTGTTGAAGCAATACTGCCAACCACGTCAATTGCTTTGCCAATTGTTGCCCCGATTAGCGGCGCAACGTATTTGACCACGTCCCAAAATGCTTCGAAACTCTCTTTGTTTTCGACAATAACATTTTTGATTTTCACCAACCCACCTTGAAAGGCGGTAAAGATTGGTTGCACTGTGTCTTTAATTGTCGTGCCCACGTCGCTGACAATTTTGCCAAATCCGTCACTGTCGGTCAGGCTGAACGCGTTTGAAAATGCGTTGATCGCTGGCAATGCGTTGACGTTAATGAAGTCCAATAATTTTTCAAGGATTGGAAGTAATGCAGTGCCCAATGTTTCTTTTGCTTCGTCGAATGCAACCTGAACGCGTGCAATTCTGCCCGCATAGGTTTCAGCGTTAGCCGCTGCCGCGCCACCGAATAAATCTGAAAGGCGTGTTTGAACCTGCTCAAATGACATTGTTTTCAATTCAGCAGCTGAAAGTCCAATGCCCAATTTGCCTAATGCCGCGGTGTTGCCGTCGTACGCCTTGCCTAACGCGTTTGAAACGGTTTCAAGTGGCTTGCCCGTGGCGGTTGCTATGTCTAGGGCGGTGGTAAGTAAATCTTGCGCCTTCGTAATGTCGCCCGTCGATCTAACCAGGCGACCCAATGCCGGGCGCAATTCGTCGTCTGCCACGCCAGTGGCAAGTGACATTTTAAGAATGGATTGTTCAGTCGCGGCAATTTGAGCATTCGTCGCGCCCGTGGCATTTTCCAACGCCAACGCCAATTGTGTTTGTGCCTTTTCGTCTTCGACGGCGGCTTTGACACCTTCAATGCCGATCTTGATTGCGTAAGCACCAGCCGCAGCAGCGGCGGCAACAAACGCCGCGCCAATGACTTTGCCAGCCTTGCCGATCTTGTCGCCAAATGAATCGACGTCACCGCTTGCCGTTTTCAGCGATTTGTTAAGACTGTCAACGTCGCCAAGAATCGAAAGTTTAAGGGTACGACTGCCAGCCATTAATCGTACTTCCTAACTATTTTTGAGAATGCTTCTTCCCACTTTTTGATGATGTCAGGCTGAACGCTTCGAAGTGTCGGATAGATAAACCAACCGCGTGACCCGCGACCTTCACGACCTGACCACACTGGAAATTGCTTGTAGCGATTTGAACCGAATTCAGCACCGCCCCAAACCTGTTGCGTTGTACCGCCACCGCTTAATTTTTGTGCAGCATAACCAAATGAAATTTCACCGATCTTCGACGACTTTGAAACCTTTGAACCGTCAGCGACGCGATTATCAACCAGGTTGCGGGTCTTTGACGACGCAGCTGATTTGATCTGTCCCTGAACCCATTGTGCCAATTCGCTGGTGACTTCTTTTGTTTGCTGGGTTGCTTCTTCGTCCATTGCCTTGAATGATCTCAGAATGGCGCGCAATTCTTCTTTGTCGTAACTGATCGCGTCAGTTGCCATTTGCCCGCCTTTCCAAAATCTCAATGACCGTCAAAATGTCTTCGGCACTTTCAAACTCATTTGGGGATAACCCCGTTGCCAGGGCTATCTCCCAAACGATTCGACTTAGGCTTCCGACTGGGTGGCTTTTGGGTTTGCTTCACCGACGATCACTTCGGAAATAGTTTCCGTCCATGCTTCGATTGGCTTG